CAAAGTTTAATTACGTTATATAATTGAATAAACAAATTTGTATCAAATGGATAAAAGAAAAAACAACGGTGGTAAAAGAGATGGTGCTGGTAGACCAAAGAAAGCAGATGAACTTAAACTAATAGAAAAGTTAGATAACCTTATTGATAATGATGAGGTAATTAAAACACTTGGTAAACAAATACTAAAAGGTGATAGTAAAGCTATGTCATTGTACTTTGGTTACAGATATGGTAAGCCAAAAGAAAGTGTAGATATAACATCTTCAGATGGGTTCAATATTAACTTTAATGATATTATCAAGTTTAAGTGATAGACATAAACCAAAAGTATAAACCTATCCAAACATCAGATGCCAGGTATTATATTGTTACTGGTGGACGTGGTTCGGGTAAATCGTATTCTATAAACTTACTATTATTGTTGCTCACTTTTGAAGCTGGGCATACAATTCTATTTACAAGGTTTACATTATCATCTGCATACATTTCTATAATACCAGAATTTATAGACAAGATAGAAACACTTAAACTACAAGACCATTTCTATATCACAAAAGATGAAATAAGAAATAAGCTATCTGGTAGCAAGATAATCTTTAAGGGTATCAAGACATCAAGTGGTGACCAAACTGCCAACCTAAAGTCTTTAACTAATGTTTCTACGTGGGTAATGGATGAAGCAGAAGAACTACAAGATGAAAACATATTTGACAAGATAGATTTAAGTGTTAGAAACCTTAACCAAAAGAATAGGGTAATCTTAATTTTAAACCCAGTTACAAAGGAGCATTGGATATATAATAGGTTCTTTGAAGATAAAGGTGTACAAGCTGGAACAAACACAACCAAAGGCAATACATCATATATACACACTACATATTTAGATAACATAGAAAACCTATCTAAAAGTTATTTAGAGCAAATAGAAAACATTAAGAAACGTAGACCAGATAAATACAAGCACCAAATGCTTGGTGGATGGTTAAACAAAGCAGAGGGTGTAATATTTACTAATTGGCAAATAGGTGAGTTTAAAAAAGTCGGTGTAAGTGTGTTTGGTCAAGATTATGGTTTTGCATCAGATGAAAATACATTAGTAGAAACCAACATAGATGTGAACAACAAAATAATCTATTTAAAGGAATGCTTTTACTTAAAAGGTCTTACCACATCACAAATAGCTGAACTAAACCTTAAACACGCTAAAAACCATCTTATAGTAGGTGATAGTGCTGAACCAAGATTACTACACGAATTGAAAGCAAAAGGCTGTAATGTAGTCAAAGCAATAAAAGGTCAAGGTTCTATTACATACGGCATAGCATTACTACAAGATTATGATTTGATTGTAGAAGAAAACAGTATAAACTTAATCAAAGAACTAAACAACTACTCCTGGTTAGAAAAAAAGTCTAAAACACCACAAGACAAATTCAACCATATCATTGATGCAATCAGATATGCAATCTCATATCAACTACAAAACCCAAATAGAGGTAATTATTTCATAAGCTAACTTACTTATAATTAGATATTTATAAATTATTTTAAAAATAGTTGTTAAATTGTTTGTTTATAACTAATAATTAGTTGTATATTTGTTTCATATTAATTAACTAAAACAAAACATTATGAAAACGCAAAAAATAACATTAGGCACAACAGTAGCAACACCAAAAGGATTAGGTATTGTTATTGGATTTGGAGAATGTGTAGGAAGTACAAAGGTTGAACTTGAAAGCACTTTAAAAGTTAAAGAGTTTTTAAGCAGTGAATTAAAATTTCTATCAAAATAATAATCAAATAACAAAACAGATATGACAGAAGCACATTTAAAAACCGCATACGACAGATTAAGAGAGTTAAACATTGGCTTTGATGAAAAGTATATACTTATAGAAGTAATGTCAACACTATCATCTAAATCATTTAATGAGGGATATGATAAAGCTATTGAAACTGCAAAGCGAGTTTATGAAAAGGTATAGAACACAAATAATAATAGTATTAATGCTGGCATTTTTTGTAATTGTATTAAATGCCTTAAACATATATATAAGATGAAAAAGATAATAGATAAATTCCTAATTAAAAGAAGCATCAGACCATATAAGGTAGTACCTTTATCAACTGGTGTAATTGTAGAACATTACCGTAATGGTAAACTTAAAACAGAATATTATGGATTGGTATAGTACACCAGAGTACCCAGAGTATGAATGCACAGAATGTGGTGCAGATATAGACAAGCCTGGTGTGTGTAGTGGCACTTGTCACGAGGCAAGTATGATTTAACGGAATGAGTAAAAAACGTAACGATATGAAAGATAAAATATTTGAATTGGCTAAGAACCACACAGAAAACGAAGAAACTGCAATGCAACTCACAAATGAGTTATGTGTTTTACTTGGTGTTAGCCACAGTACTACACCTAATTACTTAGATGACAAGTACGAGGTTAAGTGGTTAATAAATAACACATACCAAGTAGAACAGAATGGAAACTGTGTTTATCAAGGTAGCGAAAGCGACTGCAATGAATGGTTAAAATGCCAACTAGGGTATTGTGGCTAACTTATATGGTTAAGGTTAGTTGCGTAGATTGAAAAATTAATTAAATACAAAAACAATGAACATACAAGACAAAATGCAAGAAATACACCACAAGTACGGTGTTACAGAAAAAGCAAATTACGAAATACAATTATTTATAGAGGACTTAATAATAAAAGACCGAGCCGAGCAATTAACTTTAACCGATGTTAGCCAACAACGTGAACTGTTAATTGACTTTAGTAAAAAAATAATGTTTGGTGAAGATTGGACACCACCATTACCATACGAACAGATGGTTGATGACTATTTAAAAGGCAATTAATTGTGGCTAACTTAAAAGTGTATCATTAGTAGCGGAAAATTAACAATAAATTTATAAAAATGGAAGAAATAATTAACGGACTTAGACAAATAAAAACAAGAGTTGATAATGGAACAATAACCACTGTAAACGGAACAGAAACTTTATTATCTAAACAGCTTGCAAGTATGCTTGAAAAAGCTATTAATTATACACGTTGTTGTGAGGAGCTGTGTGATGTTTGCAACAATAACCAAGTATTTGAAACAGAAGATGGCTATACAGCAGATTGTCCAAGATGTAATTAATTAGCACAATTACTTACAACTTAAAAGTGTATGGCACGTTGCGTAAATAATAATAAAAACAAATAAATATGAAAAAGAATTGGTTTAGAAGAATAATGAGTAGAAAAATAGATGCCAAGCAATGTGATATACACGTTGTTAGCAATACCAAAGGGAAGTTGCTTTGCGAAGATTGCAATAAAGCAGATAGATACTTAATGTTTAGAGTTTGTGAGCCTTGTTTAATAAACGGTAAATACATAGCAAAGTAATTATTGCTAACACCGTATAACATCAATAGAAAGATTTAGTTAGTTTTGAGTAAAAGGTGCATCAGAAATGGTGTGCCTTTTTTTATTATATTTACTTACTATAAAAAACCATTTTAAAAACGTTATATAAATATGAAAGTTGAATTAATCATTCCAAGTAACCTATCAGAAATATCTTTAAAGCAATATCAGAAGTTTCTAAAAATACAAGAAACCAATGATGATAGTTATTTTTTACAATGTAAAATGATAGAGATATTTTGTAACCTGGATGCAAAAAGTGCAAGGTTATTAAAGCTAACAGATGCAGATAGAATTGTTGAGATTATCAATAATATGTTTGAAGCTAAACCAAGTTTAATAAGAACCTTTAAAATAGGTGGTGTTGAATATGGTATAATACCAGACTTGGACGAAATGAGTTTAGGTGAGTATATAGATTTAGATACTTACATTGGAGATTGGCAAAATATGCAAATAGCAATGAATGTATTATACAGACCAATTAGTAAAAAGATAGGTGACAAGTATTTGATTAATGAATATACTTTAGATGCAAAAGAAAAGTTAGAAGAAATACCTATGGACATAGTCTTGGGGTCAATTTTTTTTTTGTACAATTTAGGAATAGACTTATCGAAAACTATGGTGAATTATTTGGAAGCACCGCAGATGGACAACTTGATGCAGCAACAAATTTTTCAAGAAAGTATGGATGGTATCAAAGCATCTTCACTGCACTCGCTCAAAACGATATTAGAAGACTTGAAGATATCACTAAACTAAATGTACATAAATGCTTATACACTTTAGAATATTTAAAAGAGAAATCAGAAATGGAAGCAAAAAGAATTAAAAAGAATTTCAAATGAGCCAACAAGGTATAAGAGGGTATTATCAATTAACCTCAACAATAGAAGAACAATTAAGAAGTACTGAATTTACTAATACAGTTTCTATTGGTGATATAAGCAAAGTAAACCTAAACAAGCAAGACATATTCCCTTTGGCACATATGATTGTAAATAGTGTTACAACAGAAGAACAAGTGTTGAGGTTTGATATAAGTATATTGGCTTGTGATATTGTAGACCAATCAAAGGATATAACAACAGATAGATTTACTGGTAACGATAATGAGCAAGATATTCTAAACACGCAGCTACTGGTCTTAAACAAGCTAATACAGAAGTTAAGGATGGGGTCATTACATACAGATATGTACCAACTTGATGGCAATCCAAGTTTAACACCTTTTAGTGATAGATTTGAAAATGAGCTTGCTGGCTGGACAGCAGATATAACAATACTAATTTACAATGATATATACATTTGCTAATGCAGTTTAAAAACGTAGATGAAATATTAAACAAGTATGGTAAGTATGTTGTGCAGCAATCTAAATCAAACCTAACCAAAGATAAAAAAGGTGGTGGTGATTTATATAATTCTGTTAGCTACGTAATAGATAAAAGCCAAGATGATTTTTTGTTAGAATTTCTAATGGAAGATTACGGTGCATATGTAGATAAAGGTGTAAAGGGTAAAACCTCAACCTATCCAGAAACAAGTGCTGCATTATCTAAATTTCAATATGGAAGTGGTACTGGTAAAAAAGGTGGTTTAACTAAAGGTATTAATAGTTGGTTAAAAAAGAAAAGGTTTCAGTTTAGAGATAAAAAAGGTAGGTTTATGAGTTATGATACTATGACTTATTTAATTGCAAGAAGTATTTACAACAAAGGTTTAAAAGCAAACCTATTTTTTACAAAACCATTTGAAGCTGGTTTAAAAAGATTGCCAGGTGATTTATCAAAAGCATTTGTATTGGATATTGAAGATGGTATAATATTAGGAACAAAATAAATTATGGATTGGACATTAAAAATAGCATTTCATTTCCCACATAACAGATTATTGTTTGGTTGGGAGTACATCGCAAAAGATGAAAAATATACATACTCAACAATAAGGCTTTATTTATTTATAGCAACACTAACATTAGATTTTTAAGATGGCATTACAATTAGCATTAAGAAACCCACAATTTAAATTTATAGTAGCAAGTGCTGGAGCAAGGTCTGTTGTATGCAAGGTGACTATTGATGGTACATTAAGGTATACACTAACAAAGAATGTACCTTTATCATTAGTAGCAACACAAACAGTTAATTTTGATATAGCAGAACTTGCAAGAGATTACATAGAAATTACTTACCAAAGTAGTTATGTGCCTCAAACAGTTGATATTGAAACAAACCTAAAAAGCTATAATGCAATAAATGGTGGTGGTACTGTAATAGATGAACCAGCTACAATTACAGATGTAGGTTTTGAAGCATATGGAACATTTGAAGAAGAAGTAAATCCAACCGTGCCTTTTGGAAGAACTACACCTACTTACTTAATACCTATAAATGAAGATACAGATACCTTTACAATTTTTGCACCTAACAACAGAGCTGGTAAATTACCGAGCATAACTGCTTTAAATGGTTTAGTGGTAACACCTTATACAAGTACAGATACAAGTGTAACAAATGTTGATGGTGTTGTATGTAACATTAAAAGAATAGACTGCACAAAGTATGGTGAGGGTAACAAAATTATCTACATAAACAAATATGGTGTGCAACAAGACTTGTGGTTCTTCTTAAAAGAAACTAAAAACCTTGCAAGAACTAATGAGGCTTATAAGTCAAACACAATAACCTATCCAAGTGGCTCAAGTGCTACATACAATATACAAAATGCACCAAACAAAGTATTCAACACACAAGCAAAACAAACACATACTTTAAGTAGTGGATATTATCCAGAGTTTGCAAACCAACAATTTGAAGAACTACTA